CAATTGCTGGACGATTATAAAAAAGATAGAGTCTCAAGAAAAGATTGGGAAACTTCTTACACCAATAATTTAGATTTATTAGGAATCCGTCATGTTGAGATGACAAGACCGTTTAAAGGTTCGGCATCCGTGACTCATCCACTTTTATCCGAAGCCGTAACGCAATTTCAAGCACAAGCCTACAAAGAATTACTCCCGTCTCAAGGACCAGTAAGAACTAGAGTTCTTGGGATGGAAGATGAGCAGAAAGTAAATCAAGCACAACGAGTTCAAGATTTTATGAACTACATGATCACTGAGGAGATGGAAGAATACACTCCAGAGTTTGATCAGTTATTATTTTATTTAGCACTAGCAGGATCTGCATTTAAAAAAGTTTATTATGATGAAGTGATGCAACGAGCAGTATCTAAATTTATTCCTGCAGAAGATTTAGTTGTTCCCTATTATGCAACCGACTTAATGGATTGTGAAAGAATTACTCATGTAATCAAAATGGGTGAGAATGAAATCTTAAAAAAACAAGCTTCTGGTTTTTATAGAGACGTAGAATTAAAACCAACATCTTCGGGTCCTACAGAAATAGAAAAGAAATACCAAGAATTAGAAGGAGTGACTCCTTCTTCAGACAAACAATATTCATTTTCTATTTTAGAAATGCATGTCGATTTAAATTTAGAAGAATTTGAAATGCAAGATACAGAAAAAGCTGTAAAGATTCCATACATTGTAACGATTGATGAAGGCTCTGGAGAAGTTTTATCTATTTATCGTAACTATGACATGATGGATGAGACTAAAAAACGAAAAGAATACTTTGTTCACTTCAAATTTTTACCAGGATTAGGGTTTTATGGCTTTGGTTTAACTCATATGATTGGTGGATTAAGCAGAACTGCTACACAATCTTTAAGACAATTACTAGATGCAGGAACTTTATCGAATTTACCAGCAGGATTTAAGTCGAGAGGCTTAAGAATTAGAGATGATGACCAACCTTTTCAACCAGGAGAGTTCAGAGATGTTGATGCACCTGGGGGAAATATCAAAGATCAGTTCCAAATTTTACCATTTAAAGAACCATCAGCTACATTATACCAATTAATGGGCTTTGTTGTGGACGCTGGACAGAAATTTGCAGCGATTACTAACATGGATACTGGCAATGACCTACAAAATAGAGCTGTTGGCACCACTGTTTCTCTCTTGGAACGTGGTTCGAGAGTCATGAGTGCTATTCATAAGCGATGTTACTACTCAATGCGTAGAGAATTTAGGTTACTTGCAAAAGTTTTCGGTACTTATCTACCACCAATATACCCATATTCAGTATATGGAGCAGATCAAGCAGTTAAACAGACAGATTTTGATGATCGAGTCGATGTAATTCCAGTTGCCGACCCAAATATCATGAGTATGACGCAAAGAGTAACGTTAGCTAACGAGAATTTAAAGATTGCAATGTCAAATCCAATGATGCACAACTTAAGAGAGGCATATCGAAGAGTATATGAAGCATTGGGGACTCAAGATATCGATCAATTACTAATACCACAAGAAAAACCAATGCCAAAAGACCCTGCAACCGAGAATATGGAAGCGATTATGCAAAAACCACTTAGAGCTTTTCCAACTCAAGACCATCAAGCACATATTGCAGCTCATAGAGCATTTATGTCTACAAGGATGGTGCAGATTAACCCACAAGTTTACGCAGCATTACAATCACACATCTCTGAGCACGTTTCTATGTTAGCTCAAGGAGAAGTTGGGGCTCAAATACAAAATGATCCTATGATGCAACAGATGTTACAAGTGGATCCGCAAGGAGCAGAGATAAAAATAGCATCTATGATTGCTCAAAGAGTTGCTCAATTAACAATGGAACTGGCACAATCTGAAGCTATGGGTCAACAACAAGATCCATTAGTTGCTTTAAAACAAAGAGAACTAGATTTAAGAGCTTTGGACTTACAACGTAAGGCCGAGGAAGGTATGATGAATATGGAGATCAGAGAAAATCAGATTGAAGAACAATTAGATATTGAAAAGATGAAAGTAGAAAATAATGAAGACCAAGCAGCGGAAAGAATTAGAGTTGCTAGAGAAAAATTAGAAATACAAAAAGCTAAAATGAATGGAGCGAAAAAATAATGCCACTTACTCCTAGAGGAAAAAAAATAATGAAGTCCATGCAAGAAAGATATGGCAAGAAAAAAGGTGAGCAAGTTTTTTATGCAACTAAAAATAAAGGCAATCTTAAAGGTGTAGAGAAAGCTTATTTAGGTAAAGCAATTAAACAACCTACAGAGACTAAAAAAGAATTTCAAATGAGACATGCCTATCATACGCCATTTATGAAAAAGCCAAAAGGATTTAAAGGTGGTGGTGCCGATATGGGAGATCCAGGAAAAGCTGAAGAAAGAGCAAAGAAAGGTTATGGAAGCACAGGTGGTGTTGATAGAAGCAAAGTAGGTGAAGGTTCTCAATATGCAAAAAATGTAGCTGCTCAATCTTCTAATCAAGTTTCTAATCAAGTTTCTACTCAAAAGAAAAATACTGTACCAAGAACAACTTCTTTTAAGCAAACTTTTTTTAGTCCAACACCTTTTATGGGTTTAAATATTATGAAAAATTTAGTTTTTGATCCTCTACAAAAAAAAACTAGAACTCAAAAAGCTAAAGGAGAAACTTTATTTGGTAGAGCAAAAGATTTACCAGCAACAAGAGATTATTATAAAACTACAGGAAAACCTTTAGATGTAATGAGTCCTGAAGGAGAAAAATACATGAAAGATGCAGGTTTAATAAAACCTGTTAAACCTCCTAAAGTTGATACAGGAGGTGGAGGTGGAGGAAATTTATGTCCTGACGGAAGTTTACCCCCTTGTGTTAAACCTGCCGTAACAAAAGCACCAACAACATCAGAATCTTCTTCAAGTTTTTTAAAAGATTTTATTTTTTATCCACTTAAAAATGGAGGGGTATCTTCTGGTCCCCCACCTAAAAAAGGACCTAACTCTCAAGTACCTCCAGTAAAACTTTCTAGAGGTGGTGGAGCTGCAATAAGAGGAACAAAATTTAAAGGAGTATTTTAATGTGGTTTAAAGCAATCTCTTTAGCCGTGAAAGCTGGTTCGCATATTTATCAGAACCGTCAGAAGACTAAAATGTTAATGTCAGATGCACAAATGCATCATGCAGAAAAGATGGCTCGCGGGGAAAGTGAGTACCAGGGCAAATTATTAGAATCAAGAAATTCGGACTGGAAAGACGAGTTCATTTTATTATTACTCTCGGCTCCCATAGTAATGCTTTCTTGGGCAGTATTTTCGGATGATCCTGCAGCTATGGAGAAGATGCAATTATTTTTTGAATATTTTTCACAACTTCCTTTTTGGTACCAGACAATTTTCGTGGGCGTCATAGCTAGCGTTTACGGACTTAAGGCTACAGATTTAATTAAGAGAAAATAATGTTTAAGTGGATTAAAAATCTATTTACTAGAAAACCTAAAAAAGATCCTCATTTAGAATTATATGAAGACTTAGATTATTCTAAATTATCTAAAGGTGATTTAAAGAAATTAAAAGATAAAGGTATAATTAAATCTATTTACAAACCTTATATTTAATTGTAAAAGCCTTTCATGGCTAATAAAGTATATTACGCAAACGCAGTTTACGATCAAAAAGAAATAAAAGCAGTCAATGAAGTTTTAAAAAACCATTTAACTTTAATGGATGGTCCATTAGTTAAAGAGTTTGAAAATAAAGTTGCAAATATTTTTGGTAAAAAATATGGAGTGATGGTTAATTCTGGATCATCCGCTAATTTAATTGCATTAGCATCTTTAGATTTACCGAAAGGGGGTGAAGTGATTACACCTGCATTAACTTTTGCAACAACAGTTGCACCTATTTATCAGTGTGGACTCATTCCTCATTTTATAGATGTTGAACATGCTGAATTTATTCCAAACATAGAAGCAATCACTAGTGCAATTAATTCTAAAACAGTTGCAATTATGATTCCAAACTTATTAGGAAATGTATGTGAATGGAAAGCAATTTATAAAATTGCAAAAAAACATAAATTAAAAGTTATTGAAGATTGTGCTGATACTATTGGATATAAGTATTATAAAAGTAAAAATGGCACAACAGGTGAATATAATGATTTAGTTACTACAAGTTTTTATGCATCTCATATTATTACTGCAGGTGGACAAGGTGGAATGGTATGCACTAATAATAAAAAACTTTTAGATAAATTAAAATTACTTAGAGGTTGGGGAAGATCTTCCGCTGTATTTAATGAATCTGAAGATATAGAAAAAAGATTCAATACTAAAGTTGATGGTATTGATTATGACTCTAAATTTATATTTACTGATATTGGTTATAATTTTTTACCTTCAGAAATATCTGCAGCATTTGGTTTAGAACAATTAAAAAAATTACCACAATATAAAAAAATAAGACAAAGAAATTTTGAAGCATTGAGAGAATTTTTTATGCCTTATTCAGATTATAGATGGGTAGAAAGAGTAGGATGGGGTACTCATGCAGATACACCATGGCTCGCTTATCCATTGGTTTTAGATAGTCAAGCACCTTTTACTAGAAAAGAAATGCAAATACATTTTGAAAAAAATGGTATTCAAGTTAGAACTATTTTTACTGGTAATATTACTAGACAACCTGTTATGAAAAATAAAAAATGGAAAGGTAATAAAGAATTTCCAGTAGCAGAT